AAAAAAAGGGAGCATTTCTGCTCCCTCTAAAATTTTCGTATCATCGAAACGAATCAGCTACTAATTTTATTCCTTTGCTAGCTTGGCAAAGTAGCTTAATGTGTCTTCATCATCACCATCATCAGACGCTGTATTAGCCATGGGCTCTGAAGCGGCTGCTGCCATTGGTTGTTCAACTACAGGAGCTGATTCCATTGGGGCATCCATTGACACACCGGCGTCGACACCGAGAACTCTATTCAATTTGAGCTTTAACTCATCATAAGTTTTATAGTTCTCTGGCTTCAAGAAATCCTGTAAAGAATATAATTGGTTATATACTCCCTCTAGTCTTTCCTCTTCGCCTTCATATAGTGCTTTAGGTGCAGCAAACTCTGACTTATCATAGTTTACCCAACCTTCGACCTTTCTGATTTTAATCTTAAAGTCGGCACCTTCCCAAAAATCGTAAGGATTCACTGGCTCTTCATCGGCAAATTGTGGTTGCATAACATCCATAATTTTGTCAAAGATTTTCTTACCAAACTTATATAGTTTGACCTTACCTTCATTTTCAGGGTTTGCTGGGTCAGAAACGATTAACACGTTTGACACATAATGTAATCTACGCTTTCTGTCCCTTGCAGTTGCTTTATCCTCGTCCCTTCCAGAGTTCCATAACACAGTATTCATTTCTGACACTGGGTCTTGCTCACCGATAGAGGTTAAAGAGTTTTCTATATACCATAGACCTGTAGGCCCCTTGAACCCGTGGTCCCAATATCTTACCCATGGTAGGTCTTCACCTTCCGTGGCAGGTAAGAATCTTACGACTGCGAATCCGTTGCCAGCTTTATCTCTGGTAGGTTTCCAAAATCTGTCATCTTCGTAAGAAGAGCTCTCAGTTTTTGGTGTGGATACTGCTTCTGCAGCTTTGACGAGTTTGTCAATAGACGAGCCTCGTGTGCTCTTTAGATTTTCAAACGACATAGTATTTCTCCGTATTGCGTTGTATTACTGAATTATCCACTTTATACATTATATAGGTTATATTATACCATACTTTCATGGTTTTGTAAAGGCCTTTTTGCAAATAAGTTTGATTTTATTTGCATCGAACTTTACGAATGGTGTATACTTCTCGATTAGTCTTTTCTGGTCAGGCCAAATAATAGTGTCCTTAATCTTCTTAGACTCTCGAGGAATAAACCCCAATATGGAATTAAGAATAACTACTGTTTCCAATAGTATTTCTTCTTGCATCCATAACTTTATGATTAGAGGATGTTGTCCATCTTCTGAAATAAGAAGTTGTTCTAAATCATAATCACATAGTTTATTTATATCCACTTCAAAGGTTCGATGAATACTTTCTTGAACTTTTTTGAAGTGTTTAAAATTCTGTTCTGCTTCTGAATCTAACATATCACCTACGTATTTGCCATTATTAACAAATTGTGATACATAAAAATCCATTAGATTACCATTATATTTTTTCGCTAACTTAGCAAAGAAATATTTATCCTTACGCTTTAAAAACGAATTGGTAGTTACATTAGACTTAAAGTTATATTTCACTGCATCATAATTAGATTCGAAATGCAACTTTAAAGCATTGTATAACTTATATGACTCAAATGGGTCATTCATACTGGTAAGCTATTCTTTTTCTTTTGTTTAATTAAATTTTTTGAAGTAACTTGAGCTTCTAGTTTTTCTTTTAATGAATCAGTAAGAAGTTTTGGTACGTTTCTCATATCCAATCCTCTTTTATCCACTATATAAACCATTGCATCAAGGTAATCCATATCGGTTCTTTTTGAGACTAATTCTTCTACAGCTGTAGAGAATCTTTTCTTAGTCATTATTTTTTCTTCAAGCATAATCCTATAGTACCCTCAGCAGAATTGTATCAGCGTTAATCCTACCATTTGGCACACTTTGTTTTGTAGTTAATTTATCCCACACCTGTTTCTGAATTTTAGTAGGTGCGAGGGTGAGTACATTGGGTAACACATCTTCTGGTTTTCTAAGCTTTGTGGTTTTAGATAGCTTATCGTCAAAGTTTTTAATTGATGTACCTTTTACTTCAAACCCTGTTGTGCTTACAGAATAATACTCTGTCAGCTTTCTAGTTTTAGTGTTATAGGTAAATAACCTTTCCTTACCAGGAATCATAACTGGATTGATTGATGTTAGTTTTGCCTCAACATCATCAGTTTTATATTGGAGCTTGGCGACTTGTTCGTCTGATGCTTTTCTCTTTTTGGCCCTAGGAACTCTAGCTGATTTGGCATTTAATTTTGCCCTTGCTACGTCCTCCAGGATTTTTTCTAGGAGTGTCATCATTTTCTTTTTATTGCCCTTAGAGATATGTGAATAAGCTTCTACAGCCTGCTCACATGTTTTATTATAGGCATCAGACACCAAGTCTAGCTCAAATTGAATTCTATCTGCGAATATATTTACACCCGCACCTTTGATTTTATGCATTTGTAGTAATGAATAAGCTGGAAATTTAATCTTATCGTATTCACCTTCGAACCATTTATCAATTACCATTTCATCAAAGTCTACCCAAATAGTATCGAGTACTTTCTTTTGCATTCTTTGACGAGGTGTAATGACAACTGCCGGTGCAGTTGCTTTTTTCTCTATAACAATAGACTTACCAATCTTTAGACATTCTCTTAAATGTCTTTCAATTCTTTGTGGAATAGTTTCGTCTGAGGTTGTTGGCATATCATCGAGTGGAATACCTGCGTTGAAGCATCGTATGTTATTACCCGTGCCTTGATTGAGTCTCCAGTTTTCTACTTTCTTTAAAGCTACAATATCTTTCTTAGAAAATCCTAATACCTTTTCGGCATAGATTAGAATAACTGGTGCGTTTGTTTTTGCGTTATTGTAATAGTTAAAATAACGAGTTGACGATGAAAATGCTTTGGATAGTTCTTCACCTTTTAACTCTTGACCATGATAATTTGGTTCACTGCCAAGATACTTATCTTCGAGGGATGGACCTCTGCGTTTAGCTTTTGCCATAATATACTCCTATAATATAAAATCTATTATACCAGGATTAGGTTCAAATGTACAGTGTTTTATTCAGTTGGACCGTATTTAGTTTGATGAGTTTCGGTTGTACCACCATAATTTGGTACGAATTCTCCTCTCTCATTCAATTTTCCTGGTAAGGGTTTGTCAGAAACTTGGCTTAACCATGAATCTCTATGTGATTCTGTTGTTTCTAAACTTTCGCCTGGGTACCAATCAACGCCTAAATTAAAGTGGTCTTGTACATATAAGACACCGTATACTAATTTAGGTATAGCGTATTCATCGATATGACTTACTACGACCCCTTGATATCTACCTTTTACATCCTTAGATATAAATGTATAATCATTGTCTTTCAAATAGCTGTTTAGGTATTCCATATATACTCCTCTATTAAACTATTTATAAGTTAAATCTTTTCACCAGGCTTTGAACCTCTCCAACCTTTGAACCTTGGGAACCTTATACTATGCTTTCCATCAATCATTTCAGTAACACAGTCACCTCTAACTTCAGCAATTAATCCCATGTATTTATCTTTATTGTCCCAGATTTCTTGTCTTTGTTCGTCAGTAAATCCTGAGCCAACATTAGTATTAATAAGTTGACCTGTATCTATTCCTTCACAAACTAAATTACCTAACCTTCCTTCATTTTTTCCAGTACCTTCGACGATATCTATAACAGCTAATGATTTTTCTACAAATGGCTTAATCTTTAACCAATCGTTACTTCGAGTAGCTCTCCATAATGAATTTCTATCCTTTACAATGATTCCTTCAAACTGATATTTTACAGCTTCGGTTGTATAGTAATGTAATGATTTTGCGGCTTGGCCTTCACCATCTTCTTGTTTTAAATTGACTTCATTATAATCTATAAGCTGTATTTGTTCTGCCCAAAAGAAGTCTGGTAATTCTCTAGTCAATTCAGTTAATTGTAATTTTCTTTCAATTAATGTTTTAGTACTTTCGCCTTTAATGAATTCGTCAAAAGGTATAACATCAAAGATTGCATAATAAATATCCTTTACTTCTATTTCATATTTCTTATGTAATAAATGCATTAACTCTTGAAAGGTTGTACTCATTAATTCGCCATCAAAGACTAATCCTTGAAGTTCTGGTACATTTAAAATATTGTGTACTTCATCAGGAATTACTTTAGGGTTAATCTCTTTACCATTTCTTGTATAGTAAGTTACTTTATTTTTATTCACAACTGCAAGACATCTAACGCCATCGTATTTATTTTCAATAATGGAATCACCCATTAAATGTTCTTTACCTGTGCCATCGCTGGCTAATTGTACACCGAATGTTTTAATTAGATTGCCTCCATAAGCTTTATTAATTGTTTTTGCAGTAATACCACATTTCAAATCTTTGAGTAGGATTCTGCGATACCAATAGTTCCATTCATCTACACCTTTAGTATTCATTAACATAAATTCAACTAAGTCTTTAGCTGCATTACCAGTTACATGTCTACTTCTTAATGACTTTAAAACTACCAACTCAAAATCAGCATAAGCCATATACTTTGGCAATGCCATGGCTACTTGGTCATACATTTCATCACCACCTGTTGAAAAACTCGACCCTCTAATTTGTTGGTGAGCTACTTCTGTAGGTAATGGACACTCCTCAAGTTTCTCTGGTATTTGTTTTATACCATAAGTTACATAAGGGTCATAACATGCAATTAAACCATACTTAAATTCATGATTTCTATTTTGAGATTTTAGAATTTCTATCTTATCGTTTCTACCTGGTGTTTCTTCTAGTAGTTTAATAACTTCCCAGGGTTTCATTTCTTTTTCCATATTTTTTTTTCCAATAAAAGTCCCCGGCCCAAGTTCAAAGGAGTGAATGAAGGGCCGGGGATAAAACTACTCCACTAAGGCTTTAGACAAGTCTTGAGTTGGTATAGTTTTAATTCCTAAAACATAATTTTCTGCCGCGCTTTCCGCATAGGCTTCGGATTTTCCAACGTACCACTCTGTTAAAGGAGTGTCGTTGTTTCTGAAGTATTTTACTCCATATCCACTATTCTTTTCGTATACTACTTGAGCTTTTTGCTCTTGATTTGAATATTCAGATAGTATCATGTGTTATCTCCGTCTTTATATTTGATTTTTGATTTATCAAATAAGGATTGACCTTTTTCATTCGCTACACATTCACTAGATGCGATTGCGAAGAGTCCTGTCAGTCCGACAATTATTATTATTCCTAAAGTTTCCATAATATTATTTATATATCATTTACCGATATGTTCCACGTCCTTTCGTGGGATTACTTGGTATGCACCTTTGTTATATGCCGGTGCAACCGTAAAGTTTTTTGATTCCTCAGCTTTCCAAGATTGGTCTTTTTGAGGTGTGTATACAGATGCCATATCCATTGATGGATATTTAGACCTATGGTCTTCTGACCTCTGTTGAGCAAACGTCTTTTCTAAATGTAAAGGTTTGAACTCTGAAATGTTTGGTTTACGCTTTTTAGAATTAAGAGCATGTTTCTTTCTTTTACGCCCGTGAATATCATATCGTAAACTACCTGTATAAAAACTAGTTACTGCCATTAGTTATACCTCGTGTATGAGTCAAGTAATGCATCACCTGTAAGCTTTGTTCCAAAGGTATGAATCACTTCGCCATTTTGATGTCTTACAATTACGCCACTATTATACTCTACGTCAGTAACACCTTTGCCATCTGCTGTATCTTCTGGCCTGTTATCATAGTACATAGAATCAAGTGAATGTGCATGAATAACTTTTACCTTTTCTGCCCAATCAGTAGCTTCATTAATCAATCTTTGTCTTTCTACGACATCATAATATTGTGTCATTGAATAACTCCGTTTGGCCTAGATTTAATATTTTCTAAAAGCTCAGTTAATTTATCCGTCCAAAGTTTTTTGAACTCTGGTGATTGTGCTCTATCTCTTACTGATAAGAGAGATTCAATCCTACGAACATCAGTCGTCATTTGATTAGTCCCAATCATTTGTGCTCCTATAGTTGTCCATATAAGAAGAACCTGCAAGAAAGTCTTGAGTCTCCTTATCGGTATAATACATATTTTCTTCTGAAAAACATTCCAATTGGCCAGCTGATAGATGTTTTGCTTTCTTTACAGCTTCCGTAAGTTTATTGTTACGCTTTTGAGCAACCTTTTTAATTAGAGCTAAACGTTGTTTACTAGTCATTATGCCACCTCTCTTGCATTAAAGTATTCACCGAGCTCAGACTCAGTGAGAATGTCGCCATCTTCCATGAGGAAAGTAGCTTTGTAATCTTTACGTTCCTGACCCTCGACCATTGTCCAGGCCTCAGTCTTTTCAAGGATTTCTTTACGCATCCAACCATCTTGACGATTGTCGATGTTACGAATAGCTTTAATACTGCCGTCAGCATTGCCACCAACAAAAACCTCAGTGATGGTATCCCACGCATTGATGTGGTTAGCCACTGGGTTATCGAGGGAAATGTCTTCCCAACCAAGGATGTATTCCTTCTGCATAACAGTAGAAACCTCGAGGAATGGCTTAAGGCCATTGACCAAATCAATGGTATTTACATCGTCAGATGCATGCACCAAGTAATCTGAGCCACCCTTGAACTTCCAATACGGCTCATTTGGTGTGCCATAATTCTCTTGGTATTGTGTTTGTATTAGTACTTTTTTCATAAATTCACTCCTTAATTTGATTTTATAGTTCTATTATACCAGGTCTTTGACCATTTGTACAGTGTTTTTTGCAATTAATTTGCAATTAATTCTTTGCCTTCTAAAAGAGAACCAAAAGGTTGTGCCTTAACGCTCTTAACATAAGCTCTATTGTCCCACTTTTTCTTCTGAGTTTCGACAATGTGTTCTGCTAAATCTACGGCATTCTTATCGCTATCTGCGTATATGTAGAATTCCATAGTCATTGAATATCTATCGATTGACATTACGCTACCTCCAAAAGAGATAGCGGACAGTTCCAAAGTTTGCCGTCGATTTCGACTACAGCTTTCGTCCTTTTAATTTTAGTAACAACTCCTTGTTCAGAGCCTGACCTAGAGTTAACTATGACTTTAGAACCGATATTGATAGAACTTTTAATATCATGTGCGGTCATTAGCCTAAGTTGTTTTTGTTTAATTTTGATTAACGCTATTACCTCGTTCATTTCTTCTAATGATGAGATGCCTTTTATTGCGTTTGATATAGATTTTTTCATTTATTCACTCCTTAATTTGAATTTGATATAGTAATTATACCAGGTCTTTAGCCATTTGTACAGTGTTTTCTGCAATTAATTGCATGTTTTTTGCAATTAATTATAGGAATTAAATGGAAAGTAATTATAGTATAACTTTTCTTCTTGAGCATGAGCCTTACGTTCCCATGGTTGATTCTCGTATGCACATTCACTAAAGTTACGACCTTTGTACATAAATGTATCTGTTAAATCGCCTCGTATGAATTGTTCAGCATGTATCATTTCATGAGCCAAAGTTTTCATTTGGTCTTCAAAAGAGAGTTGTTTTGATATGTTGATTTTAGCGTATGTTTTATCACCAATGCAATCGCCATCGGCAGTACCTTTTTGAACCCATTTTCTAAAAGTAATGAATATTACCTTTGAATGAAGACGGTTAATCTTTAGGTGTTTTTGCAGTCTATCTAGGTATAAATGTACAGTAGGAACATCTTTCTTTTTTACACCTGTTAATGCTATAATTGCCATAATATATGCCTTAAATGAGTTTTAATGGTATTTCAATTTCGTGGGTATTACCCCAGTTCTTTACACCGTGTCCTTCTAAGCCAGGCCTTACCTGGATTTTATCTAGGTGGATAGGTAACCACCATCAGGTTTCTCGTTTTCCGTATTATCCCAATTCACTCCTTAAATTTCAAATACTTCATTGTTTCTATTTGTTATAACCTCAATACCATATATCACGTCTTAATTGATTTTAAGTAAGTTATAACCAAGATTTTCGTAGAGTTTCACAACAACCAACCAACTACAACTCTTCCTCGATTCCTGTATATGTGTATATTATACTATACTATTTATAGTTTGTACAGTGTTTTCTGCAGATTCTTTATACTTTTTTGTTATAAGGATATAATATCTAGGTTATTCATCACATTTAGGTTATTAGCAACGGCAATTGTGACCCATGTATTAGGTATGATTATATGTTCTGGTTCATGAGTATGCAGTATAAGACTGCCCCATATTAATTTAAAAAGTATTAATCTATCTAAATGAGGGTCTTTTCCTACAATAGGATTTAGTTCGTATATATTTGGATGCTTTAATCCTCGATTAGTAGTCCATACATCGAGTGCATTAATGGCCCAAAAATAGTATACGTCTTTTTTATAATCTCTATGTGTAAATTGTAATCTGTTCAGATTTACCTTTGACTGTAATTGTATCGACTTCAGTGAAGCTTCGTCCTTTACACTCTTCAGCAGTGAACTGTGATAACAGCACTCGAACCCCATCGTAATTTCTTGTTTGGCCTTCGAGTCGAGCTGCCAAGTTGACGGCGTCTCCAATAACGGAATAGTCAAATCGAGATTCTGACCCCATGTTTCCAACGATGCAGTCGCCGGTGTTGATACCAATACCAACGTCAATACGAGGTAAACCTTTTTCTTCCAATTCTGCAATAAGTACATCTGCTGCTTCCGTTATTTCATATGCTGTTTTTACAGCCATATCTGCATGATTATTAGATGGCAATGGAGCATTCCAAAAAGCCATTATACAATCACCCATATATTTGTCAACTGTTCCACCATTCTTTAATATTATTTTTGTCATGGTGTCTAAATAGTTATTTATAATTTCTACTAACCCCTCTGGGTCATCGTTATTTTTATAATGTTCTGATATTGGAGTAAACCCTACGATGTCCATAAACAGAAACGACATCTCTTTTCTCTCTCCACCTAATCGTAATAACGATGGGTCTTTCTGTAATAACATCACTTGCCTTGGGTCTAAATAAGTTTCAAATTGTTTCTTAATTTGTTGTCGTAATACAAATTGTTTATAGAAATTATTAAAGCCCGCTGAAGTGAAGGAAAGTATATATAATATTAGATGGAACGTAAGGTCGAGGAGTATGTAAGATTTATTCCAAATATAAAGTACAGAAAAGATTGTCCCTCCGCAGAGAACCAGAAAGGTTAGCAAAGAAACCCAAATCGGTAAACGATATACCACAAGAATCAGAACAAACACAAGAAGAGTTCCTACAAGAATTTCTAAAGGAGTTGCGTATTGAGGCCGAGAAATCGGCTTATCAGACAGAATCGTCTGTAACGCTGAAGCTTGTAACTGATGAGGATATTTCAATCCTCCAGGAGTAGCAACTTGTTGAGATAAACCTCTGGCCGTTACTCCAACAATAACTGTCCTACCTTTAAAATCTTCATAATCATTTAAGTTATTTACATATTCTACTTCTTCAAATTTCGTATTCCATTTTAACCAAATAGAACCATCACTATCTGTAGAGATATTAAATGGTCTTAATACGATACTTTCAATTCCGCTTTCATTTGATTTAATAGTATAAGATTGCTTTTCGTTTAAAACACGAGTTGTTTCTAAAGCAAATGATGGATATAATTGTCCATTAACATTAGATATAAGTGGTATTCTTCTTGTAATACTATCAACTTCTGGCGCGCCGTTAGATAATCCATGTCCCCATGCACCTGCTTCTATCTCAGGTATATTAGTAACTAATCCTTTATATTGGTAAATGAAATCTAAAGGGTCTGATGTTCCAAAGGTTGCATATCCTACATAAGGTGCAGATTCGCTTCTACCATATTCATCAGCTGTTTGTGTTAGAATAATTCCATTGTCTTTTACCCAACTGGCAAATACTTCATCTCCACCAAACCTATCTGCTTCTGGAAACATAATAGTAAACCCAATCATACCTGCATTTTTATTTCTTAAATCAGCTATCATTTGAGCATAGTGATGTCGTGGCCAAGGGAATTGTCCTAATTCAGCTAAAGAATCCTCGCCTATATTAAGTAAAACTATTTCTTGTGATTTTTCTTCTGGAAGTGTTTTGATTAAAGCGTCGAATGTATTTAATCGTGTTTGTTCTAATAATGATGGGTCTATAATTCTCATTAAAATTAATAATGAAGCTAATGCAAAGGTTGACCATATTGAAGTAATATATTTCATACGTATAAATCTATGTATAAACCCTTAGGAATACCCCAGCCGTATTTAAGACGAAGAAATCTTTGATAGGAATTCATTACTGACCTTGTTCTACTGTCACAGAACAACCGCCTACTGTAACACAATCAACTGCTAAGTTATATGTTTGTGTTGTACTTCCTAATTGTCTTAATGTCAAATCTGTTCCATATAATCCATCTAGAGTTATATTTGCAGTATGAGTTGCCCATGTACCTTTCTGTCTGAGAGTAACATCATTGTCAGAATTATAGATTGTTAGATTTAGTTCTTTTGAACCTTGCCCTTGTTGTCTACCTGATATAATATTATCATTACCAGCTAGATGAAAGTCAAAGTTGTGTCCATCAGTTGACCCAGCATTTGTTTGATGCCATGTTAAAGAATTGTCATCTCCATATAAATCTAATTCCATATAATGACCACCGCCTTCAATATTATCATAGGTATATGAACCATCCGATAACCAAGCAATTCCTTGGCCAAGCTTGAGTGTATTTCCAGAACCACTCATTTCGTCAAATGCAATTATATTCTCAGCACTTGTAAAATTATATTGTACTATGTGAACATCTAGATTTGGGGCATTATTAATATATGAACCAGAATCTAACATTTTTATAGTATTATTATATCCTACTTGTTCTATTTCTAATTCAAAATTATTACCAGATTGTTCTAGAGATATTTGATTATCATCAGCAAAACAAACAAATGGTAATAATAACATTAGAGATATAAAGGCTATATCTTTCATTATGCTACCCAGGGCCTAATCCAGTATTTGTAAAATATTTTTTTAAATTTCTTCATAATACTATTTATAATTAATTTTGGTTAATCCTTACTATGATGTCTTCTCCATCATTACCTGTTATTATTCCTTCCCAACCTGGTGTTATTGTTTCTAATGTAAATGAACCACCTGCTGCAAATGTTAATTCTATTGCTCCATTTACATTACGATATAATACTAAATCGCCATCTCTTAAAAATACATTATATTGAGATTCATCGTTTAATCCTCTCATTGCACCTTTAATATCAAACTCTCCTAATGTATCAAATAGGTCAGATGAATCTACGATTGATAAAAAGTCTAATAAAAACTCTACATCTAATTCATCAACATCTAATTCTGAGAACTCTTTTAACTCATCTTCTTCCAATGCATCTTCTTCTAATTCTGTAAATTCTAAAAAGTCGATATCTAATAAACCTTGGTCTTCATTTTGTTCATCTTGTAATTCTTCTTGTATTCTATCTTTTACTTCTTGCGGTGGATTTACAATAAACATATTATCAATTAAAGCTGGTGTAATACCATTAATGATAGTAGTTGAAGTTGGTGGTGT